CTCTGTGTTCAAACCGGTTTCGCAGTCAGGTGCGGTTGGGTCAAGGTCGCATGCAACTACAACAAACACTTCTTGGTCAAGAGGGTTGAGTTGAAGGTCAATACGACCTTGGGTGAATGTGTTAGCAGCAGACTCAGCAAGGGCAAAACCGACGCTGATGATTTCGGAGGACTTCTTTAGGGCCATACCTATCATGATAGGTATCTACCTTATTATCTCATGCAATACATGGAATCAGTGGGGGCTGTCTTGCGAGATAGGATAAGCATAGCGAATCCGGGCGACTGCATGGCAAATCAATAGGTCAACCCTGTGTGTCTACACACACTTGATATGTGCGAGATACAACGGGCCACCACATGAAGGTCTTGATTGACTTGTTCTGCGGGCTGGGTGGAGCATCTTCGGCATTTACCGGCACTGATTGGAGGGTTATTCGCATTGACAATAACCCAGACTTACTTGACCACGTCAAAGGAATGTGGTTGTTGGACATGAAAGACCCCAAAAATGTCCTCGATTGCATCAGGGCACATCTGTACGATGTCAACGTGGAGCGACTTGTGTTTTGGGCATCGCCACCTTGCACAGATTTCTCAACAAAAAATCCCGACCGTGACGAATCCACGTTCGATTTGACCCTGTTGAACAACACCGTGTGGTTGATTGACATGCTCGAGGACTACTACAACCTCACAGATTGGTTCATTGAGAATGTACGCGGCGCCGTTTCTCCGTTTAACGAAGAATTGGGCCACTACAATCAACGCATTGGGCCGTTTTTCCTCTGGGGGAAGTTTGTTCCTGTCGCATGTCTTGACGCTGATGTGCATCGTCATCGCAAACCATTCAACAAAACCAACAGTCGCACGCATCTTCGCTCCAACATTCACGCTCAAATCCCGTATGCTTTGAGCGAGAGCGTTCGGGAGAGCCTCGACCGTCAACTATCTCTCGCAAGGTGGGTGGAAGAATGAAGATGATGATACCCATCAACATCCGTTTACCTGCAGACATCATCAAAGAAGTTGATGACGTGGCCAGAAACCGTTCTGCTTTCATCAGGGCCGCCATCAGAAAGCACCTGTCCGACGACGCACCTACTATTGTTGATGCTCCAACGCGTCAACTCATGGCGGCTTTGTCATCGAGGCCAGATTGTGATGAGACTTTGTCCACGTTGCTTATCGCGATGTTGAACAAATCCGGAAAGCGGTAAGGGCATTCTGGAAAGAATCAGTAAACAAGTGGAGCTGAATCGTGTAGGTTTCCGGAAAGCGGAAAGATCTTTTCCAGAATCCAGTCATGACAGGCCCAGGGCGTCTTCCGGAATCCGGCAATTCACATCTTTTTCTTGAGGCGATGAGCCAATCGGGCCACGTCCGCTTGGGTCTTGCCCTTGCGTAGTTTGCCCGATTTGGTTCTCATCCTCCGGTTTGCTTCTTTGAATGCGGCACTCAACTTTCTGTTGGCGGCTTTTGCTCCACGTCGGACGGTCTTGCGTACCTTTTGCTCAGCACGCACCAGAGAAGGCTCACACGCTCGCTTAGCGAGGGTTCTTGCGAGGTCTGGAGCAATTCCCTTGTCGATTAGGGCCTGCTCCATCACATCGCACAGAGCGCCCGCAATAGTATCAGTCATCGAGGACGACCTCATTGAGACAAGACTTCGGATTGAACGAGGGCGGCGTAGGTGGCGGCGTCAGCCTTTGCACGGTATCCCCAAACACGGCCAAACAGGTCCTTACCGGCCGCGTTGTTGGTGCCTTGCAATTGAATGAAGAAATCGTTGGTAGCGATGATGCCAATGTAATCGAGGGCCGCGGGAGGGCTGTCAAGGCTCGTTCGCTGGATAGCAACGTGGTTGACGGTGTCGGTGCGAATGTTGTAAACTGCGTTAGCAAGCACAGAGGGGTCATTCAAGTTTCCAAAGTTGGTCCTCGATGTGGTTGACAGGGATGCGGCAACCTCTGTGTTCAAACCGGTTTCGCAGTCAGGTGCGGTTGGGTCAAGGTCGCATGCAACTACAACAAACACTTCTTGGTCAAGAGGGTTGAGTTGAAGGTCAATACGACCTTGGGT